AACAAGTCATACGAGAACCTTGCAGACCACATGAATGCTTATGCTCAGAAGATGTTCATGAAGCGTGAAGCCATTGCAGACCGTGGTATCTGGACAGCCAAGAAGCACTACATTCTCAACATGTATGACCTTGAGGGTGAACGTTTCAAGGAGCCTAAGCTGAAGATTATGGGCATGGAAGCTATCAAGTCTTCGACTCCAGGTATCTGTCGTGTTGCGATTAAGGAAGGCTTTAAGATTATCATGCAGAAGACCGAGGATGATCTAATCAAATTCGTATCTGATTTCAGAACCAAGTTCTTTTCGTCTAGTTTCGAAGAAGTGGCTTTCCCCCGTGGTGTGAACAACCTTGAGAAATATAGTGATAAAAATACGGTATACAAAAAGAGTACGCCGATTCATGCTCGTGGTGCTTTGGTGTATAACTACCTAGTGAACAAGTATGATGTTGGCAATAAGTATCCGTTGGTATCGAGTTCAGACAAGATCAAGTTTTGCTATCTGCGTGTACCAAACCCGTCAGGCGGTAATGTCATTTCATGCCCAGGCGAGTTGCCAGTAGAATTTAATGTCGCACCCTACATTGATTATGATACACAGTTCCACAAGACTTTCATTGAGCCACTGAATAGCGTGTTAAAGGTTATCGGTTGGAATTATGAAAAGAAATTAACCCTAGATAGATTTTTCACATGAGGATAAGTATGTCAGACATAGACCTGGATATGGATTTTGACTTCGGATTTTCCGCAGTCACCGAAGACGAATTAAAAGCTGTTACTGATGCTACAAAAACAGCACAATATTACAAAGATCAGCGTGACGCTCTCTACAAGATGATCGTACCGCTGCTTAATAATCTGATGAAAAATGCAGATAAACCTTACATTCTTTGGGCAGACCGAGAGGCTAAAATCAAAGAGTTTAAAGTTAGGATCGATAAGCTGGTTGCCGATTGATTAGAAATGTGGTATAATATTCCTTTACCGTGAGATGCATATGTCCCTATTAGCAAAGTTATCAAAAAATTCTACGATTAAAGAGTCAGATGTTCTGTCTGATTCGTCCTTCTTCAATACGAAGGATATGGTAAGCACATCCGTACCAGCCCTGAATATTGCCCTTGCTGGTGATGTTGATGGCGGTTTCACTCCAGGTCTTACACAATGGTGTGGTCCATCCAAACACTTCAAGACTCTGTTTACTTTGCTTATGGCTAAAGCCTACATGGACAAGTACGCAGACTCTGTGTTGCTGTTCTATGATTCAGAATTCGGTACACCGCTGTCTTACTTTGAGTCTGTTGGTATTGACATGAAGCGTGTTCTTCACACACCACTAGTCAACATTGAGCTTCTGAAGTTTGATATTATGAAGCAACTTGAAGGTATCAACCGTGGTGATAAAGTATTCATCATGATCGATTCTGTTGGTAACCTTGCGTCCAAGAAAGAAGTTGATGATGCGCTAGAAGGTAAATCAACCGCAGATATGTCTCGCGCTAAGCAGCTGAAGTCTTTGTTTCGAATGGTGACACCGCTGCTCACCATGAAAGATATTCCAATGCATGTGGTCAACCATACCTACAAAACAATGGAACTGTATGCTAAAGATGTTGTTGGTGGTGGTACAGGATCATACTATTCTTCGGATAACATCTACATCATCGGAAGACAGCAAGAGAAAGACGGTACTGAATTACTTGGCTACAACTTCATCATCAAGATCGAGAAGTCACGTCATGTGAAAGAGCAGATGAAGATTCCGATCACTGAATGGTTGGTATTCGCGTGTCAATAAGACAACTGGTGAGATCGAGGCTCAGAAGTTCCGTGCAAAAGATACCGATACTGCTGCATTCTGGACACCCATTCTGAATGATGAATCATTCAAGCAAGCGGTGCGTGATATGTACCAGGTGTCAAACGGATCTATTCTTTCTGATGAAGAAGTAGCTTCGGCTTATGATGTTAGCGAAGAGTGAGCATTCTATCGACCTTGCTTCGGATATAATTCTTTAGCTTGTCGATGTACCCACGGTTTCGTAGGTCTTTGAATACCAGATTCTCAATGGCAAATTCACCAGCCCTTTGAATCGATGTTGCTCTCAACGAAGCCAGCTTGTCTTTTAGATCGCTGGCTTCTTTGACTGTACCACGCCCGTTGATAACCGAATCAATACGGTGCATCTGTTCTTCGATCTTGTGCTTCAGACCAACGTCATTGTTGAAATTCAACTTCAGGTTCTTTGGTTTGACCGTCCATTTGTCGGAATAGATTGAATAGACACCCTGGGACTTTGGCGTTTTGGTTTGGTGACTATGGGCGTATACCTCAACAGGAAGCCCGTAGATCTTCACATCATGCTGCAATGCCCATAGGTCTTTCTTGGCAAGCATGAATAGACGCATCTGCTCTTCATCTGTGAATATTGTTTTCTTCATATCCACAACCAAGTGAACGTCAATATCCGACTGCTTTGTGTAGTTGTAATTGACATTACCGCCAGTAATGATAATGTCCTCAATGGCATCATCTTCGATCTTGGCGGTCTTAGCCCATACTTTGGCTATTTTCAAAAGATGTTCACGGACGATAGGTTTTAACTTATCTTCATCGACCCAAAGCTTTGGGTTTAATTCGTCATGGTATTGTAGCGTTAAATCAAGCTCTTCGTTAATCATAAGATCTCCAGGTTACGGGGTATTTATATTGACAGGCAGTTAGGTTTCGGTTATAATGAAGCATCATTGGAGTCACGCATGTCCTTAGAAAAAACCATCCTGTCTGGTATGATAGGCAACGAAAATTACCTGTGGAAAGTGCTCCCCCACATTAAGGGCGAATACTTTACTGCACGAGAATACAAGATCGCCTTTGACCTTGTAAGCAACTATGCGAACAAATACAACCGAGTGCCTGAAAAGGCTGCTCTCTTTATCGATCTCGACAAGCAAGATGGTCTTACGGAAGAACTGTTCAAAAAGACCAAAGACCTCATTAACGAATTATCAAGCCCACCTCAAGACTTTGAGTGGTTGGTCGATAACACGGAACAGTTCTGTCAAAGCCGAGCACTTCACCTTGCAATCTATAATGCAATCTCGATTCTTGACAACAAGAGCAAGGATCTTGACAAGGGTGCTATCCCACAACTTCTGACTGATGCTCTTGGTGTCTCCTTTGACACAAACATCGGTCACGACTTCCTGGAAGACGCAGAAGAACGTTTCGACTTTTATCATCGTGTAGAGGAAAAGATCCCATTTGATCTTGACTACATGAACCTGATTACGGGTAATGGCATTGCCAAGAAAACTCTGACTGTTATTTTGGCTGGTACTGGTGTCGGTAAGTCTATGATGATGTGCCATATGGCTGCACACAATCTGCTTGTCGGTAAGAATGTTTTGTATGTCACTATGGAAATGGCAGAGGAACGAATTGCCGAGCGTATCGATGCGAACACACTGAACATCACGATGGACGATCTTGCTATTCTCCCGAAAGAAAGCTACATGAAAAAGATCGAGCGTGTTCGTGGTAAGACTTCGGGCAGACTTGTTATCAAGGAATATCCGACTTCCCAGGCTGGCTCTGGACACTTCCGTCACTTGTTGAACGAGTTGAAGCAAAAGAAGAGTTTTGTGCCCGATATTGTCTATATTGATTACATCAACATCTGTGCATCTTCTCGTATGAAGATGAGTGGTTCGGTCAATTCCTACACCTACATCAAGGCAATCGCAGAAGAACTTCGTGGTCTGGCAATGGAATTCAATCTTCCTATTGTCACTGCAACCCAAACGACTCGTAGTGGTTATGATAGTAGTGATGTGAACTTGACCGATACTTCAGAGTCTTTCGGTCTTCCAGCCACAGCGGATCTGATGTTTGCAATCATGTCGAGTGAAGAGTTGGAACAGCTTGGACAGGTTATGATCAAGCAGCTGAAGAATCGATACAAAGACCCATCAAGGTACAAACGATTCGTGCTTGGTTTAGATAAGCCTAAGATGCGATTCTATAATGTCGAGCAGACTGCCCAGAAGGATATCACAGACTCTGGACCTGTCATGGATCAAAGCGACTTCGGGCAACGAATGAAAGCCGAGAAGAAATTCGATTTCGACAACTTTAAATAACGACTAAATACTCCAGATTACACCTGGAGTATTTTTTTATGGCACAGTATACTAAATAATCGATGATTAAAGGATAATTTATGGCACAATTTAGAACCGACACATCGGTGTTTCGAGAAGACGGTAAAACACTTTATGAAGTGAATATGCTTAGTGGCAGATTTACTGCTTCTGGCACAGCCACTGATGCGTTTGGTCGTCTGAGAGTATCAGAGCCACTTACTCTATTCGATTCATTTCACCGTTATCAAGATAATGGTAAGTTCGCAACAAGCAATAGCGGAACATCGAATACGCAGTATCAAGTCAATCAATCCGTTGTTGATTTGAATGTAGGCACAACTTCAGGTGATAAGTGCTACCGTGAATCTAAAAGAGTGTTCGCATATCAGCCAGGAAAGTCATTACTCATCATGAATACCTTTGCGATGAACGTTCAGAAAACAAATCTAAGACAGCGTGTAGGTTATTTTAATTCAGAAAATGGGGTATTTTTAGAAAATGATGGCACAGGTAATTATCTGGTTTTAAGAAGTTATGTTACAGGTTCTGTTGTTGAGACTCGTGTAGCACAAGCAAATTGGAGCGTAGATAAGTTTGACGGAACAGGTCAATCAAGTCAATCGGGACATACTAATCGTGGTAGTTTGGATGTAACCAAAGCAAACATATTTTGGGTTGACATTGAATGGCTTGGCGTAGGCGATGTCCGTTGTGGATTCGTTGTTGATGGTCTTATGATTCCAGCGCACATATTCCATAACGATAATATCAATCCTACAACATATATGACAACCGCCATTCTCCCTATTCGACTTGAAATCGAAAATACAGGAACAACTGCTTCTGCTTCTAAGATGAAGCAAATTTGCTCTACTGTTATATCTGAAGGTGGTTACACATTAGAAGGTAAATCTAGAAGCATTAGCATTCCTACTACCACACCAAAAGACTTGCCTACAGCTGGAACATTTACACCTATCTTGTCAATTAGATTGAAGGATTCATTTAAAGATGCTATTGCTTTATTGAAAGATATTGAATTTTTTGGCGTTACAAACAACACAAGTTATCGCTACAAAATTATTATCGGTGGTACATTAACAGGCGCATCGTGGGTTTCTGCAAGCAACGATTCGTCTGTTGAATATGACATAACCGCAACAGAAATTAGTGGTGGTCGTGATGCTCAAGTTGGATATGTGAACGTGTCAGCGGGTGCTGGTGGATCAACAGTAAATCTTGGAAGAGACACTCTGTTTGCATATCAGTTGGAAAGAGATCCTTTCGCAGCAAGTAATAATGGTATTATTATCACGCTTGCAGCAACAGGTGCTGCAAACGGAAACGATGCTGTTGGTGCTATGGCATGGGAAGAAGTAACATAATTAAGGTTATATGGAAGAATGATCTGTTATAAATACAGTATACCGCTAAAATAAACTGTTTTAGTGCATAGGATAAGTCTAAGGAAAACTCCGTGAAAAAATTAGATAGAAAAGAGCTTAAAAATAAGCGTCAAGCCAAGAACGATGTTTATGTCGATGTAAAGCCAAAGGCGAATACATCTATATTAAATAATGGCATTCTCAGCCCAACTGTGGGTATTGTAGAGAACAGAGTAAATGCTCTTTTTGAGAAGCGTTTAGCCAAGAAGAAATATTGCGGTGCAATGACCGCGATGGAAAGTGTTTCATTACACAGAAAAGCAAAACAGTCTGGAATCCCATATCAAACCCTGGAAGAAGTATTCTACCGTGGTGTTGATGCTTGGGATCAAAATGATTCGAAGACTCCACAACAGTTTGCATTTGATCGCGTAAATTCATTCATTGGTGGTGGAAAGGCATTCCACCAGGATGATGCAGATCTGCAAGAATCGGCTATGCTTTCTGAATCCTATGCTCCAACTGCACAGCAACTTGGCATTGCTTTTGAAGCGGGGTTTGCGCACCACCCAAGCGTTGTCGAAGAAATGAAAGAACGCAAAGAAAAAGAAGAAGAAGAAAAAGAAAATGGTGATCTGAAGTTCCGAAATCAGCTACTCTTTTATCTAAGATGCCAAGCGGTCATTCTATCTACCACAAACAACAAGTTGTAGGTCGTGATATAACAAATCATTATTATGTTCCAGACTCTACTGGTAAAGTATCTGTAAAGATGGAAACCAGTCAAAAATTTGATGTTGATAGAGGCAAATTTGACAAAGGCGAAGAGATCGATAAAGTTGCATCTGACAGTTCAAATCCAGATAGACCAGGTGCACATGAGCTTTACCATCATCTGATCACACATCATGACAAAATGCTTACTTCTTTTGCTCAGTCTCCTGGTGGAAGAAAAGTTTGGAAGAAGCTGAGTGGTATGAAGAACATCAATGTTCACGGGTGGGATACAGAGCAAAATAAACCAGTAAATATTGATATGAAATCTGATGATTATGAACACGAGATTTATGCTTCTCACAAAGACAAAAAAGCTGCCAAAGAAGAAGGCGGTGGTGTGAAGAATAAAGAGTATCAAGGTGTATCTGCCGTTATGAATATGAATGTTGTGGCGCATAGAAAAACAAAACCAAAAACAGCTGTAGAGGGTAGACAATTGAAAACTTTAGGCGATATCCTAAACGAAGCGCAGAAGAAAAAGCACAGAGCTTGTTGCTCTGCTTGCGCAGCTGCTGCTGAAGGTAAAAATCTAGACGAAGAACTTATCATTATGGAAGCCGAATATCACGGTAAGACAGTGACCCTAAATAAACCATTCAGAACTTCTGGTGCTCGTAAGAAGTTTGGTGTCTACACAATGGGACCAAATGGCAATGTTGTCATGGTTCGATTCGGAGATCCAAATCTGTCTATCAAACGAGATAACCCAGAACGCAGAAAAAACTTCAGGGCGCGTCACAAATGTGACACCGACAGAGGTCCAAAATGGAAGGCTCGTTACTGGTCGTGTCACCAGTGGAGAGCTGGCGCAAAAGTAGAGGATTAAAATGGCAGCCGATACATCAGTAGATATCATCGTAAATCAAAAAGCAAGTCTTGAAGTAACATTCAGTGTAAAAACTGCGAATGGTGCTGTCTTGAATCTAACAAACTATACTGCTGCTGCGAAGTATAAGACGGACTTCCAGACCCCAGATAGTCAAGCATTACCTTTCACTGCTTCTATTGCAAATGCTGTAAATGGTGAGGTTATGATCAGCCTAACCCCAACGCAGACAGCAAATCTGAAAAATGCACGATATGTTTATGACGTTACCATCACAGATGATAATGATTTCAAAACACGAATTGTTGAAGGCTTCTTGAAGGTAAGCGCGGGTGTCACCTAATGGCAAATACCGTAACTACTATCGTCTCTGGTGAGCGCGTCACTGTCGGATCTGTATCTAGCCGACAAGAGATTGAAGTTGGTGATGCTTTATCTAGAGATGAAGTAACAACTACGGTAAACCCTGGTCCGAGAGGTATCCAGGGTGCTACTGGCGCACAAGGTCCAGCTGGTGGTGGTGGTACTGGTGATGGTGCTCAAGGCGCGACAGGTGCTCAGGGTGCTCAAGGTACACAAGGCATTATGGGTCAAGATGGTTCTCAGGGTACAACTGGTCTTTCTGGTTCTTCTGGATCACAAGGCACCACAGGCGCACAGGGGCTAACAGGTACTGGTACTCAAGGTACGACTGGTTCTACGGGCGTACAGGGCGCTACAGGCTCTTCTGGCGTACAAGGTGCGATAGGTTCGCAAGGTTCAACTGGCACTGGCACTCAGGGTACGACTGGTTCAGTTGGTGTTCAGGGATCTACTGGTACTCAAGGTTTAACTGGTGCTGGTACACAAGGC